CTACCAAAGAACATCATGAGGAGAAGGAACGTGTTGATGGTATAGGAAAGAACATGATAGAAGAGTCCCTTGGAAAGAAACGGAAATATACAAAATTAGAATACAAGAAGTACTTAGCACAGATTTTTATGTGCTGCTTACGAGATCTTGAATGGCCGTTGGGTTATCAGTGGAGGGTTCTGGTTACACGAAAAGGGATAGCAGTGGCCTTTACGGATAACCACAAACTACTGTATTCCAAGGGTATAGCCGAAACAGGAGAGATAAAGATGGATGTAAATGCAATTAATATGCTTGTTATGAAGACAGAGAATACAATAGAAAGAATAATCAAGGATGAACAGAGAACAACTAGAGGAAGCAATAATTCAGGAGGAGCTAACTTCAAAGGAGTTGGAGGCCAAGAAATACCTCAAAAGCCTATATGATTTTAACTTTGAAGTTCTTGGATTAGAACCTGTTGGAAATTATAGTAAGACACTTAAAGAATTAGCGAATTTTATAGAAAGAAGGAAGAATAAGTTTAAGCTTATCTTATTACCCCGTGGACACCTAAAGAGTACAATCGTAACTGTTGGGAGTACGGTACAGGCTATTGCGGAAGACAAGAGTAGTCGAACCCTAATCTGTTCCGCCACCTATTCAATGGCCGTTTCATTTCTCAACCAGATCAAGAAGACCCTAGCCTATAACGAAGATTTCAAGAAGTATTATGGGCATCTGTCAAGAGACGCTTCTAGGTGGAGCGAGAATCAGATTGATGTAAAAGATCCAGAGGATTCTTATACCACCAAAGAACCAACAGTGACAGTTATGGGTATTGATGGCAACCTTGTTTCTCAGCATTATGATAGAATAATACTGGACGATGTTGTCAGTCGCTCGAATACAGGGACAAAGGATCAGATTGATAAGGTAAAACTAGCATACAAGGATATGCTTGATCTTTTAGAGCCAGGAGGAGAGCTTATAGTAATTGGGACAAGATGGCATTATGATGATTTGTATGGTGCGATCCTTGGAGACAATGATAATCCAGATGAACATTTGGGGAACAATTTCTTAACCTTTACAAGACAGGCCGTAACGAACGGTGACTTAGAGAAGGGTAAGATTTTATGGCCGGCAAAGTTTACGAGAGAGAAGTTGAACGATCTCTATATTGCAAAAGGCCCATATGAATTTTCTTGTCAATACCAGAATGAGCCGGTGGATGATGAGAACGCAACTTTCAAAAAGAGCTGGTTCAAATACTATGATACCGACATGCTTCGGGGCAGAAACCTAAGAACAGTTCTAGCAGTTGATCCCGCCATTTCACTAAAGAAAGAAGCCGACTATACAGCAATGGTGGTTCTTTCAAAGGATCAATTTGGATATGAATATATAAGAGATATTGTGAGGGCAAAGTTCACACCAAAACAAATGATTGACAATATTTTTAAGCTCTATGAGAAGTGGCATCCCACTTCTATAGGGATTGAGATGGTTGCATTTCAGAAAGCTCTGCAATACTTTATACATGATGAGATGCAGAAAAGGCGGCTTAGGCTACCAATAGAAGAACTGCGTCCAGACAGGGGAGATTCAAAGGAAATAAGGATTAGAAGGCTACAACCAAAGTATGCTTCTGGTTCAATTTGGCATGATAGACTATTGCCGCACACGGCTCATTTAGAGGACGAGTTGGTAAGGTTTCCAAAGGCCCCACATGATGACATCATTGATGCTCTTGCATATGCAGACGGAATGTCCATAAGACCTTCTAAGAGAAAAAAAGACGAAGATAATAAAAAATCCACATACCTATACTAATGGCACTTACGAAACAGACGATTAAGGAAATAGCAAGTAGCTCTGGTTATACACCAAGTGATGCTCAAATGGAAAAGATACTTTGGGTTTCCCAGAGACTCGACCAGATGGACGGGGATTACCGTCAAGCCAAAGAAAAAGAGTGGAGAAGCGCAGATGACGCATACAAACCTCCTAGAAGTGAAAATACGGGATGGGAATCCAAGATTGTTCCTCCTCTAACAACTTCAATTATTGAGGCAGAAATATCACATATTATTGAGTACGACACCACTCCGCTATTAGTTGGGAGAACACCAGGAGACGATAAATTCGCTGCTATAAAGCAGAAGATTTTAGAGTATACAAAGGATAAAGGCAAGTTTAAATATCAGCTTTTCCTAATTTTAAAAAGTATGCTTATCAGGGGAGATGGTATTGGATACGAGTTTGTATATAGAGATGCTAGGAAAGTTCAGGTTCCTAAGGGTCTTGATAAAAAGGGAAACATTGAATACGAGGAGGTAGATAAGGTTTTCTTTGAACTTCCTTATTTAAAATATGTTCCACTAGAGGATGTATACTTTGACGAAACAGCACTGGCTTTACGAGGGCCTGATGGATGTAAGGACGCTATTTATGTAAAGTATTATCAACTAGAGGACTTTAAAAACACATTTAGGGGCAGCAAAGATCCACTCGGAAACGCAAAGTTTGTTCGGGGTGGGGGAGAGATTGTAAAGAACTATACCTTTAAAAGGGGCGAGGAACAAGGGGAGTTAGTTGAGGTATTAGAATATTGGAATAGGGGAATTCCCTATGATGCAAAATGGGTTGTTGCAAATGGAGTCTTACTTGAGAATGGGCCTAATCCATACGACCATAAAGAACTGCCATTTATTAAAGTATGCGATGTTCCGGAATTAAACTCTTTCTACTCTACAGGAGAAGCAGAGCTTTTAAGAGATATTCAAAAAGAGATAACTACAATCCGTCGAATGAGACTTGATCGTCAACATTTGCAGATTGATAAAATGTTCCTGGTTGGCGATAGCGAGACAAGCATTGATGACGATGAGTTGACAGTAAGGCCACATGGAATCTTCCATGTAGCAGATGTGAATAATGTTAAAGCCCTTGAATATTCGGACATTAAACCTTCCGCTTATCAAGAAGAAGATCGGTTAAAAGAAGACGCCACCAAGGTTACAGGAATGGACGATAGGATGCAGTCCTCGTCATCTTCTTCTGCAAGAACCGCTACAGAGGCTGCAATTTTAAAGGAAGCAACCTTACAAAGATTGCGCACAAAGTTATTCTTACTAGAAATCGACACTCTTGTGGATTTTACAAGACTAAGGGAATCCAATATGCGACAGTATATGAGGGAACCCAAACTAGTTAGAATCCTTGGGGAGAAAGGATCTCAGGTTTACAAGGACGCTGTTAATACAGCAAAGAAAGAAAGTCTTTTGGCAATGCAAGGGGAAGAGGCTTATAGAAAAGAATATAATACCATTCCAATTGAGGGAGAAAGATTCTATAAAGACAAAGAATCCGGGGATATACAATCAGAAAAGATTGAAGGAAGATCGTTCTTACAAATTCTTCCCGAATACTTAGATCCAGAAATGGATGTAAGATACCAGGCTGCACCAGATTTACCAGTTTCTAAGGCACTGGATGCACAGAGGTTTTCAGAAGTGTATCAAAGCCTTGTCAAGAATCAATCATATGATCCTGCAAAGTTAGGAGCAGAACTATTGAGGGTCAATGGTAAAGATGCAGACGAGTTCAAGGCACAGGGACAAGGAGAGAGTGTACCGTCAGAAGATGTTGCAGACATACAGAAACTTGTTGATCTTGCTTCTCAAGAGAATGAGGATATGATGAACGGTACAGACGTACTCTCAACACCATATGCTACAAGTAAACACACAGAGATACATTACGCATTTATGGAAAGTCCTGATTTTGTAAACGAAAAGGATCTTACAATAATGAGTATATTCACACAACATGTTCTGGGTGAAGCCAAGGCACAAAAACAAAGAGGTGAGGCAAGTATTGCAAACGCTCCTGTTGGAGCCGATGGGGGAGTAGCTCCACAAGGAGTAGACCCAACATTGAAGTCTCTACTTCCAGACCAAATTCAAGGCGGGGGAGAAGTTGAATCACTAGAACCACCAAGAAGAAATAGATGAAGGATATAAAAAAGGACTTAACAAAATACGACAAAAAGGCTTTACAGCAATTTGTACGGCTTGCAGAAAGCCCTTTATGGGATCCTGTACTAGAATGGATTGATGAATACATGAAGCATCAAGCCACAAACTCATTGAAGTTAGATAGTACAAGTCCAGACCTCTCGCCACTACACGCCCAATATAAGGGAAGGGTGCTTAGTGTTAAAAGATTGAGAGATCTTGTCCAGAACTCAGCAGACATAATAGACCAGTCTTCCAAGAAGGCTAAAGGCCAAGTAAAGGAGAAAAATCTTTACTAGTTGCATTTCAGAAAACAAACCCCTATTTTTAAAAACGATAATATATTAGATCGGGATAACCAACAGGCCCCTAGGTAATATGATACAGGGATAATCTTATGACCCCGAAGAAGGTAACAGAAATGTTAAACAAAGACGAACAGGAACAGAACGAACAGAACGAAGAAGAAGGTTCCAAAAGCACCCCCGATAATACTCAGAACGGACAAGGTGAAGAACAAGAGTTGATACTCGGCAAATTTAAAACTCAGGCAGACTTGGAGAAATCCTATACAGAGCTTGAAAAGAAACAGGGTGGATTTGCAGACGTAGAGAGAGAGCGAGACGAATATCGCAAATATGCCACCCAAGTCCAACCAGTAATCAACCAGATTGAAAACGACGAAGACCTTGCAAATATTGTAAGGGAGAAGATGGGACTAAAAGTTGAGAAAACTGAACTAAAAGAACAGCCTCAAGTAGAAGTTCAAGAAATCAAACAGAGATTGGATAGGGTTGAATCGAGAGATCGAGTGAACGTTGTACAAGACTTTGAAAAGAAATATGGAATTGACTCACTCGAAGAGGGTGCACGAAAGGAAATAAGAAGTAAGATCGAAGGAAGATTAAATAGATGGGGTAAATCCGCAAGAAGCGGAAACTCTAATGGATTGGCAGGACATCTAGAAGATGCATATGCTCTGGAAAATAATAGTAAACAGATTGAACAGGCCCGAAATGAGGCTATTATTAAAACAAAGCAGAACGAATTAGGTATCTCAGCAGATGGGAACTCAGTAAAAATGGGTTCAACGACAGAGGTAACATTATCACCAGAAGAGCGAGAGACAGCCAGAAAGCAAGGAATTGCTGACAAAGACTATCTTGCAGCAAAAACAGAGATAATGAAAGAAAAGGGCTTGATAAAATAGATTAGAAATATAAAGCTATGGCAAGGTTTGAATTTAGAAAACATTTGCTCGGAGCAATAAACACAGTCACATTACCATTTACAATCGCAAATTCAGTTACGGTTACTAAAGGTGGAGCAGTTTACATCGATGGCGATGGATATGCAATCCCTTGTACAGCAGGTTCGCTTGTTGCAGGTATCGTAATGGCAATTACAGATAAAAATGGTATTGACTTAGGAAACACAAGTGAGACATTGGACGGTACATATACCGCACAATCTGGCTCAACCAATGGAAGCTACTTATCAGCAGATGATAACGAAACTGTCCTAAAAATTACAGTTCACGTAGCATTAGACCCTTATGCAATGTATAAAAACGATGCAGATGGAAGTCTATCGCAAGGAGATGTATTGCAATTTGGTAACTTGATTAGTGCTTATCAGTTAGATGCCACGGATTTTGATTCCCCAACGGGTGGTCAATTTCAATGTATGGCACTTGACCCTGATTCCGAGAGTGATGATTCAATGGGACTATTCCGCATTGCGGAGTCACAATTGTTCCCTTACGCACAACGATAAATTAGTAGAAAAGATTAATGGCAAGGAGAAATGATTTTGGAGATTTATTAGAACCAGGATTTAGAAAGATTTTCGATGATAAATTCAGCGAAATTCCTTTACAATTCCCAAGTGTGTTCACAATAAATTCTTCAAGCAAGCAGGATGAGAAAGATTCTGCCGTATCTGGATTTGGATTGTTAACGGAAACTGCTGAGCAGGATCCAATAACGTACGAAGATCCATTACAAATGTTCAATGTTTCTTATGTTCATAAGAAATATACGAAGGGCTTCAAGGTCTCGAGAGAGATGCAAGAAGATGACCAATATATGGTTATGAACAAGAAACCTGCAGCTCTTGGTAGAGCTTCAAGGAGAACTGCCGAATATTATGCGGCACAAAACTTCAATAATGCGTTCAATACCGACTATACAGGCGGAGACTCGAAGCCTTTGGCTTCAACATCTCATCCACGTGCAGACGGGGGTACAGCTCAAAGTAATGCTAATGCATCAGGAATTGTTCTCAATGAGACCAACCTAGAGACAGCGGCACTTGCAATGAGGGGACAAAAAGATGATAAAGGAATGAAGATTATGGCAAAAGCCAAAACAATCGTTGTTCCACCTGCTCTTGAAAAAGAAGCAAAAATTATTGTCGGATCAAACCTAAGATCGGGACAAACGTCAACAGGAAACGTTAATGATCTAAATGTCTATAAAGGACAATACGAGATCAAAGTTCTTGACTATTTATCAAGTGAAACCGCATGGTTCTTGATGGATGGGGCTCTTGATGAGTTGAATTGGTTCTGGAGAATAAAACCGGAATTTAAGCAAGGTAATGCATTCGATAATGACGAAGCATTGTATAAGGTTCGAGAAAGATTTTCAAGCGGCTGGTCCGATTGGAGAGGTTTCTGGGGATCGAAAGGTGACGCTGGTTCTTATACCGACTAAACCTACAGTTTGGGCCGGGGCAACCCGGCTCTTAGCTTATTTTAACTAGAGGATTATGGCAAAGAAAGAAGTAAAGAAAAAAGAAGCGGTGGTAGAAGAGGAAAAGATTCCTGGTACTACTTCAACAAGTACACCAACAACAACTAGTACTTTAACGAGCAAAACTACATTACCAAATAAAACAGAAGAGATAATTTCGGTAAACGTTACAACTAATGAGGAAGAGGTTGTAGAACATAAGATTCCAAAGGGGGTCTTTATTTTAAAAAATCCCGCAAAAGGTAATATTGATATTGCTTACGAGGGGAAAATCTATAAACTAGGCTCAGGAGAAGAGAGACTGTTTAATGAAGAGGTTGGATCTTTCTTGAAGGAAAGATACCCATTCTTGAAAAGATCTGAATTAACAGCAAAGAATATGGATATAATTGCGGAGGCAGAATCCCAAGTATCTCCATTGACATTTAAGAAACAAAAGAAAAGGGGAACATTTGATCCCAACATATACGACAAGAAGCTAGGGCTTACGGGTAAAGGTGTTGAGGACGATAACTTAAAAGGATAAGAGAAATCCTCTAAACTCTAAAGCGATATTATGATTCAACACATAGAAGACCAAAACGGACATGTTATGCCAGTTGATGGTTACACGGATCCAACAACAGGCAAGACTTATGCCTATGCTCATCACATGACAACGACGAGTACAAGCACAAGTACAAGTACATCAACAAGTACATCAACAAGTACAACTACAACGTCCAGCAGTACGACAACAAGTACAAGTACTTCAACAAGTACAACTACAAGTACGACAACTACATCGAGTAGTACAAGTACTTCAACAAGTACAACTACAAGTACTACTACAAGT